ATACCTTGAGGTTCCCGCACTTGCGGCACAGGCGGGGATGGACGCGCGGGTCGCAGCCTACGTTGCAGCAAAGGTGAAGTGACATGCTTGATGAGATTGTCGATGCCCTGATCGCTGCGGGTCTTGCCGAGAACGGCGCGGTGTTCATTGCACACCAGCCGTCCGATCCGGTCAAAGCCCTGATTGTCCGTCGCTACGGCGGCAGTCAACCGACGATGGACTTCGACAACAACGTGATCGAACCCGCGACGGTACAGTTCATGTTCCGCGCGGCGACATGGCCCGAAGCGGAGGATTGGGCGCAACAGGTGTTCGTCTGGTGCTACGGTGCGGGGTCGATGATCGGCGTCGATCCGTACGTCGGCCTGACACCACGCGGCCCGATTCTCGACGCGGGCGAGGACGAGAACTTCAATACGCTGATCACCCTCAACGTCGATGTCCTGCGTCAGAGTGTCGCGCAGGGTGTCGGCGTGTAGTAAAGGAGTGGTTGCATGACTGCTGCTCGCTTTCCGGGTGCGGTACTGGTCGAATATTCGGTCGATCCCGGTGCCGCAACTCCGGTCTATACGAAGATATCCGAGGTCACGTCGAGTGGTTATCCGGAGGCCACGAACGAGCGAAGTGACGTGACGAACTTCGATTCGCCCAACCTGCAACAGGAGTTCATCGTTGGTTTCACCAACAACGGTGATCTGGTGATCGAAGCGAACTGGACAGGGGCGGCAGAACAGGAAGCGCTGTTCACCGAGTTCGACAATCGCACGATGCTCGGCTGGCGCATTACCGTGCCGAACCTCGCAACGGGTGACACGTCGGGCTTTGTGACAGAGTTCACGGGTCAACTGGCGCGTTGCACGCACAATGCGATCACGCCCCGCGATCCGGTGAAACTCCTGCTGACGGTCGTTTGCAACAGCCCGTCGCGGTCAGCGGCACCGACGATTCCGTAAGTATTGACCCTGCATGGTAAGATCGCCGCGTCAGTATATGGCGCGGCGTTCTGCTGCGAGGGAGGTACAGATGGAAGACAAGGGGGCGCGGCGGCGCGCGCCGATGACGTTTGCGGAAGTCGCGGCGGAAGAATCGGTCCAACCGAGCGACAATGGCGTACGACCCGATCCGGACCAGACGAAGGTTGAGGGCCGCTACCTCAGTGCGGAAGAGATTTTCGCCATTGACGATATCCAGCAGAAAGAAGTCTGGGTTCCTGAATGGCGCACGAACATCATCCTGCAAACCCTGACGGGAGCGGAACGCGACAAGTATTTCGCCTCCGTCCAGTATACCGATAAGCGTGGGCGGCAACTGGTCGATTCCGACAGCAGTAACGCGAAGTTGCTCGTCCTTTCCGCGCGCACGCCCGATGGCGGGCATCTCTTCACGATCCATCAGGTGAAGCGGTTGCAGATGAAGAGCGCGGCGGTGATTACGCGATTGGCGAACATCGCGGGCGAAATGAACGGTTTCGGGGCGACCGAAGAAGAAGATCGTGAGCGACGACTCGCTTTAGAATGAATCCGGCGCGACGGCGGATGTTGCGGCTGGCACTGGATTGCGGTTATCCGTCGATCCGGTTACTGCTGGAGAACATCACCGCTGCGGAACACCGGGAGTTGTCCGATTTCCTCTCCGTGGAACCCGTCATGTCCGAGCGGATGGACTGGCATTTTGCGCGTTTGTACAGTATCCTGGTAGCGTTACTAGGTAGCGCGAAGAACAACGATGCACCGGAGATGACCGACTGGCTCCTTGAACGCCTCATCATGCCGAAGACCGAGTTGGATGAAGAGGCGGAGCAGATCAGATTGCGTGAACAGTTGCGTGCGGTCATGCAGGGGTTCGCAGCGAAGTCGGGCGCGACGATTTCGCCCGTTCCGCGTGACGCTCCCACCGTCGAGGACTGGGAACGAGAGCGCAGAAGAAATAATGAGGGCGAAGCTACGTGAATCTGCCCCCGGTGATGGTGCCCTTCGTGGCAGACCTGACGAAGCTCGCGAGTAGCCTGACGCAGGTGCAGCGACTCGTGGCCCAGATCAAGCCTGTCACGATTCCGGTACAGGTTCAGATGCAGAACGCCAATACGCAGATCGGTCAACTGACTGCGCAGATGAATGCCCTCAAACAGGCAATGAAGGATACCGCCGATCAATCGGGGTCTTCCCGCACGCAGATCGCGGGTCTGACTGCGGAAAACGTGAAACTGCGGCAGGAAATCTCGCAAACGGTTGCCGGATTGCGCGCGAAGGGCATGGCCCTCAAAGATACGGCGCAGTTCACGCAACAGTTACGCACGCAGTTACAGGCGAACACGCAGGCGATTGCTACGGAACGTCTTGCTCTCGCCCAGAGTACGGAAGCGACACGCCAGAATCGGCAGGCACTGGCCGATGTCCGGGCGGAACTCGCCGCCGCGCAGAAAGCGTACAACGACCTCAGTAAGGCGGCTGCTCAGGCAGCAAAAGATCAGCAACAACAGACGAAGGCGTCCAAAGAGAGCGGTGGTGGAGGGTTTCTCGGCGGTCTGGCGTCCCGCGCGGTCGGGTCGTCCCTGAACTATGGGGTGGCCTTCGGCGCGGGCGCAGCCGTCGGGACAGAAATCTTCAAAACGCTGACGACGACGGTCAACGCCGCGACGGGTGCCATCATCGGCTTCAACGCCTCGCTTGAACAGAGTCGCGTGGCCTTTACGACCTTCCTCGGAAGTTCGGAAAAGGCCGATCAGTTCCTGCAACAGTTGCAGCAGTTCGCCGTCAAGACCCCGTTTGAGTTCCCCGATCTGGTCGAAGCAAGCAAGAGAATGCTGGCATTCGGCTTCTCCGCCCAACAGGTTCTCCCCCTTCTGGAAGCAGTCGGAAATCAGGCATCCGCCGTCGGTCTTGGGGCCGATGGGGTGAATCGCATCACGCTTGCGCTCGGTCAGATGCAAGCAAAGGGACATGTATCGGGCGAAGAACTGCGGCAGTTGTCCGAAGCGGGAGTGCAGTTGCAACCGATCTTTGAGGAGGTCGGCAATCAACTCGGCACGACAACGGCGGCGGCGCAGAAACTCGGTTCAGATGGTAGTCTTTCGGCGCAGATTTTCATTCAGGCATTCCAGAAGGTCAGTGAGAACAAGTTTGGCGATCTGATGGCGAAGCAATCACAGACCTTCAACGGCGCGATGAGCAATATCAAGGACGCACTGACGATTGTCACCGCACAGATCGGTGGACCGCTCTTCAAGGCGATATCCGAGTTGGCAATCAGGTTCGCGAACTTCCTTCAGACGCCGCAGTTCGCGATCTGGGCGAAGCAGGCGACGCAGGCAATCGGCTCGGTGATCCAGTTCCTGACGATCCTGCTTGCCGCGTTGGGCAAAGTGGTTCAGGCGCTGACGGGATGGAAGTTGCCTGAAGTGACGCAGGAGCAGATGAAGGCGTGGAACGACGCGCAGCAACAGACGGTCGAAACGCAGCAGCAGGTATCGAGTTCTATCGCGGATACGACTGCACAACTCGTTCAGGCGTCGAATCATCAGACAGAAATCGAAGCGAGTCTCGCGCACCAGAAAGAACTGATCGATGCCAATAAGGATGCGCAGGAAGCGCAGAACCAGAAGATTCAGGATACCGCGCAGGGTTATGACGACATCATTTCCAGTCTTGAGCGACAGATTGCCGATATCGAGCGATTGACCCCGGCAGACATCGCGAACAAGGTGCAACAGGCGCAGATCGACCAGCAGATCATCGAAATCAAGATCGCCATGCCCGATACAACGGCACTCGAAAATACGCTCCGGTCATTGCAGAGGGCGAAAGAGGATTTGGGCACCTTCGATTCATCGAAGTGGGACGTGCCGCTTCAGAACCTTCGCGACCAGATCGACGAGATATCGAACCGGGATACGAAAGACCTCGATGACGCCATTCGCAGAGTGCAGGACAACATCAGTCAACTGGGTCAGGCGACGACCGACGAAATCGACAATCAGATTGCCGCGATCCGGCGGAATATCGACGCAATATCGGATGATTCGATTAAGGCAATCGATAAGCAGATCGCCGCGATCAACGATCAGATCAGTTCGCTGAATACGGACGAACTCGACCGGAAGATATCGGACATTCAGGCGAAGTTGAACGCGCCCGAACAGGATTACACCGGGATCAACTCCCAACTCGCCGCGCAAGCCGCCCTGATTCAGTCGGGAGCGGGCGATTCCGCACAGGCGGCGTTTGCGGGTCTGTCGCGACAGAAGCAACAGATGGTCGACGCGACCCGCCAGCAGCAGACGGGGTTGAAGGCGCAACTCGCCGCGCTGGAAGCGGAACGCAACGCGCAAAAACAATACAACGACGACACGAAGTCGGCACTGGAAGGGCAGTTGAAGGTCTTCCAGCAACAGAAACAGGCGTTGCAGGATGCGAATGACGCCCAGAAGAGCATGTATGAAGACCAGATCAAGCAACTGGAAGAGGTGAAGCGGCAGCAGGAACAGGCGCAAAAAGCGCAGAAAAAGGCCCTCGATGATGAGTTGAAGGCGTTGCAGGAGCGCAAGCGTCTGGTCGATGAGCAGAATGCCGCCGAGAAGAAGGCGGCGGACGAACAGGTCAGGCAACTGGAGAAGGAAAAAAAGGCGGCGCAGGACGCGTTCCAGGCGCAGCAGCAGAATCTTGAGAAGCAGATTCAGGCGACGCAACGCCAGATTCAGGACGCGAAGCAACCCGCCGAAGATCAGATCGCCGCATTGCAGCGACAGAAAGAGGCCCTCGATCTCCAGCAACAGCAACGCGACCTCGCGCGGCAGATTCAGGAAATCCCGCTGAAGCAGAAGCTGGAAGATGAGAAGCGGGCGCGCGAAGATGCGCTCAAACCGCTTCAGGCCGATCTGGAAACGTTGCAACGAAAAGGAAAAGAACTCGACAGTCAGAACCGGAAACTCGATATCGAACGGCAGAAGGAACTTGACCACATCCAGAAGTTGCAACAGGACCTGGCGAACGCGGGAGGTGGCGCGGGGGGCGGGGGTCTTCCCGGTCCCGCGACGCTATTCAAAAACTTCGACGTTCCGGTGGAACAGACGCCGTTTGGTAAGTTCATGGATAGCGCGACGCAGAAGTTGAAAGAACTGATCGAGAGCGACGAATGGAGCGTGATCTTCTACGGCAAACACAAGGACGGGACACCCGTTTCGACCGGAGAACGCTGGAGTACAGCGGGCCAACTTCTCATTGAAGGGTTGAACGGTCTTGAAGGTCAACTGAAGAAATGGGTGAAAGAGCACGATCAATCAGGCGACTGGGTGACTCTCCTCTGGGGCGAAAACCCGGATGGGACGCGCGCGGGCATCATGAAGCAGTTTGGCGCACTGAATGAACTGATTGATACCTGGTTGCAGAAAAATGGCGCGAAGTGGCTGACCGATTGGGGCGAAATCGGTAAAGGGCTACGCAAGGCGTGGGATGGTCCGGATTCGTTCAACTGGGGCAGTATTGATCGCTTCCTCGACAATATCGTCAAGGGGATCGACAAGTGGTTCTCCGACAATACGCCGAAGTGGATGCATAGCTGGACCGCTCTAGGTCACGACCTGCGGATGATCTGGGATGGCCCGGACGGGTTCAACTGGGGTACGGTGGGCGATTTCTTCGGGAAGATCAATGAAGGAATCACCCACTGGTTGCAGGATCACGGTCCCAAGTGGCTTACCAGTTGGGATGAACTCGGCAAGAACCTGAAATCGTCGTGGTCGGGACCGGATTCGTTCAACTGGGGCAGTATCGGGACGTGGTTCACCGGAATCTCCGACGGCGTGAACGCGTGGGCGACGGAACATCTGCCGTCGTGGTTGACCGATTGGACGAAACTTGGCACCGACCTGAAGAGTGCATGGGCTGGTCCCGACAGCTTCAACTGGACAGCGATCAGCACCTTCTTCACAGATATTTACAATGGCATCGAGAAGTGGATATCGGATAACTTCGATCCGTGGCTGACGAAGTTCGAAACCTTCGCACATGGGATTGCGAACGCCTTCTCCAATCTCGGCACCGAAATCGCGGAGAAGTTTAAGGGTCCGCTCGATGTTATCAATAACTTCTTCAAGGCGATTGGTGATGCGGTCCACTGGCTGGCATCGCATTTCCCCGGCGTCAAGGATATCGAACCCTTCCAGCCAACGACTGTGACGGTCGGCGGATCGTCGGGCGGCGGCGGCGGTCAGGGCGCGGGCTACGCGGAGGGCGTTGTCAACAGCCCGAAACCCGGACACTGGGCCATCGTCGGTGAAAAGGGTCCGGAACCGATGTATGTCCCAAAGGGTGCGACGATCATCCCGAACGACAAGGCGAAGCAATGGGGAATGCTTCCGGGTCACGCGGAGGGATTGAACTTCGATTTCCTCGGCGGCGTTCTCGGCACGATTGGGAAGTTCATTCGGGGGTCAGCGGATAAAGCGGTCACGGCGATCATGGATAAGGTCGGCACCCCGGACATCGGCATCATTCCCGGTCTTGGCGGCGCGCTCTTCGATATGACGAAGAATGCGCTTCTTGCCTTCCTCAGACCACAGGAAGTCGTCGAGCAACTCGCCGCCGCTGCGGGAGGTGGTGCACTCGCTCCGCTGATCGGGCTGATCCGGAAGTACGCGCAGAAATACAACGTGCCGCCGGAAATCATCGGTGCGATCATCCTGCACGAATCGGGCGGGATCATCGGGCGGGTCGAGGTCGGTGGCGGCAAGGGCCGTGGCCTGATGCAGGTCGATGGCGGCACATGGCCGCAGGCATACGATCCGCGCATGGTCGGGACATCACTTGAGGATGCTGATTTCCAGATCGATGTTGGTTCGATGATCCTCGGTCGCGCATTCGAAGCGGCGAACGGTGATGTTGAGCGTGCATTGACGAACTATGCGGGTGGCGGATTCGCGGGGGTGCATGGTCGCACCTTCTATAAGGAGTTGCAGGACATGGGGCTGATCGCGCAGGCATTGGCTGCGCTGGCTGGCCCCGATCTGGGCAATATCCCGGCGGGTGCGTTTATCAAGCCCGTCAACGGGCCGATCACGCAGGAGTTCGGTCATACGGGCTTCTATCTGGAACCGGGAGGGTTCCATGACGGGGTAGACTTCGGCGTTCCCACAGGCACGCCCGTCATGGCGGATCAATCAGGCAACGTGATCGTCGCCGGATGGGACAACGGGTGGGGCATCCGGGTGCTGATCGATCACCTCAATGGGATTCAGACGTGGATGGCGCACAATCAGGAAGCACTTGTCAGCGTCGGTGAATCGGTGCGTCAGGGGCAGGTTGTCGCACATTCGGATAATACGGGCGCATCGACGGGTCCGCACGTCCACTGGGGTGCGCATGTGAACGGGAAACCGTTCAACCCGCTCGATCTGCCCGGACTCGCGCGCGGCGGCTATATCTCGCAGCCGATGATGGCGGTTGTGGGCGAAGGACCGGAACCGGAGATTATCTCGCCTGATAGCAAGTTGCGGCAGATCGTTCGCGAAGAGAGCGGTGGAGTATCGGTGCATTTTGAAGATGGGGCGATATCGGTCGATGCATCGGGTCGCGCACGCGTGGATGCATCAAAGATTACGGTGCGCAAGGAGTTGAATCGTTCGGCGGCGGCGAAAGGCATTCTGACGGGGGTTGGTTGATGAGCGTGACAGGATTTCCGTGGATCGAAAACCTGCGGGTCATCACCGACGCGGTGACGCAGCGGTTCGTTAACTGCACCGCGAAGCAGATCGAAGCGGGATACGCATGGCGATCCGGCGTTGTTGATGCGGTGGGTTCGGACGGCGGCATCGACACGGTTCCGGGGCGCAACTTCCTCAAGGCGCGGCAGATATCGGTGACGCTCGTCAAGGTGTATGGGGCAAACGAGACATTCAAGACCGCGACACGCGATATGGAAATGGTGCTCAATCCGGGCAATCCGCTCACCCTGACATTTGTCGAGGATGACGGTCGGACATGGTTCTGGGATGTGCGAGTGCTTTCCTATGACAAGGTGCATTCTCTTCAGTGGGTCGGCTACATGGAGTTTCCGATCACCTTCGTTGCGGTCGATCCGCGGCAACGCGCGCAGTTCAAACCGGGAATCTATCTGCTCGATGACGGGCATTTTCTCGATGACGGCTGGACGCTTGATATCGACCCGGACGCCTATTCGCTGAGCGGAACGACGAACGACCACACGATCACGAATGACGGTACGGCATCGGATGAAGCACCGATTGTTTCATTGCAGGGACCGATTACGGGTCCGATCACCGGAACCTATCGCTATACCAACGGCCCGAACATTTCGTGGAGTTATGGCCTTAGCATCGCCTCTGGTGAAACGGTGACGATTGACGCCACGCAACCGGAAGTGGTGAGTTCCAATACCGCTGTGGATGCTTATCACGCCTTCACCCCGCCGACGGCGACACACGGCTGGGGCTTCATCGATGTCGGGACGACGCATTTCGTGCTGACGTATCAGTCGGCGGTCAGTCCGGCATCGTGTTCGATATCTTGGTCACCGAGAAAGTAGGGGGTTCGCATGGCAGGTTCCATCAACGTACCAACCATCCCGACCGTGCCAAAGCAACCTGCTGCTGCGGCGACGTTCAACGCTGCCTACAACTACATCTCCACCCATGTATCGAATCACTATCAGGGATTGGAAGCGCGTCATCTCGCGGGTGAGATGGATACGGCGACAACGGACGACCACGCAACGACCGTGCCACTCAACGTCAGTCCGACTGATCAGCACACGCGCAATCTTCAGTTCCTTACGTCGATTGGTCAGATGATCGACCCGACGGTGAGCAACATCGACGCGTTCCAGAAACTGAGTCAGATTGTGGGAGCGGGTATCAATCTGAAAGGTGTTGGCACGATTGTTGCCAACCGCTCCACCGCATCTACCGCCAACTATCTCGTTCAGCGCGGTGCATCTGCGGAAGCGGCGTTCGGATTCATCACCGCGTTCGGTTTCGGCACGCAAAATGTCACCGAAATCAAGGCCCGTCCGGTGACGGGACAAACGGTCCCGGTCATCGTGGTCGAGAATCAGGCCGGGACACAGACAAAATGGAATGTTGACGGTGCGGGCGCAACCTTTCAGGCGGGAAACGCGACGATTCAGGGCGTCATCAATGCGGGGTCAGGTGCAATCGCGATTACTCTTGCGACGGGATATCTTGACGCATCCAAGATCAGCGGTGTCGTCCCTGCCGCGAATCAGCCCGCCTACACCGGAGATGTGACGATTCCTGTCGGATCGACCGTCACGACCGTCGCCCTCGTCGGCGGTAAGGCGGCAACGAATGTCGCGGCGGCGACGACGGCGGTTGAGGCGCGGAAATCGGACGGCACGCCGAGCGTGATCGCGCAATACAACGCATCGGGCGGCATGACCTTTACCGGACCTGTGGTCGGGACGACCTTCTCCGGGGCGTTCACTGGATCGTTGACCGGAAACATTTCTGGAAATGCAGCAACCGCGACAAATGTGGCGGCGACGGGCATCACCGGGACGATTGCCGGGACACAGATCGACAATACCATCGCACGCACGGCGAATGTGCCAACGAATGCGGGCGTTGGCGCAACGGGAACGTGGGGCATCAGTATTTCCGGGGTGGCAGCGACGGCGACGGTTGCGAGTGGCGTCGCGGCTGGCGGTGTGACGAACGCGATGCTGGCGGGTTCGATTGACGCGCACGCAAAGTTGTTGCCATACTCGGTCGATCAGTCGTTGCTGGGGGAAGGCGCGGTACAGGCGCAAACATCGCCCGACATGACGGTGAAGATCAACGCGCTCACGAAATATAACACGACGGGTCAGTACTTCAACTATCCCGGCACCGCCTCGTTCTCACTGATCACACCGACGGATTATCGTCCGGCGTCATCGGGTCAGTTCCGTCATGCATTGCTGGCGATCAATGGTTCCGGTGTGGCATATATCAATCCGGGGCCGTCCACGAGCAGTCTCGCCACGGCGGGCATTCCCAATGCCGATCCGAACACAACGCCGCTGGCAATCATCAGTCTTTCTTATGGGCAAACAGCAATCCAGCCCGGAGATATTCTGCAAGCGCGAGAACTCGTCGGAGATTTCACCGGGGGCGGCACGGGGCAATCGGGATCGATTCCAGGTCACATCCACGGTCGCGATCCGGAAGTCCGGATTCAGGCAATCGGCATGGATGAGGGATTCGTCAGTCAGACCGCAACCCCCGGTAAAAGCGTCATCATCTCCGCGACGCATTATCGCAACACGTCAGGGAACATCGCGAATAACCCGCAGCAGACGTTCACGCCTCCGTGGACGCAACCGTCGCAATACGAGCGGATCGATGCGATCTACCTGAATCCGGCAAACGGGCAGTATGGTTTTGTCGGTGGTCCGGCGAATGACCCGACGATTCCCTATCCGGCAATCGGCGGGAACTATATCGCGCTTGCCTATCTCCATGTCAAAGTGAACTCGAATGCCTTCTACTCTTCGCCGCAGTCTGTTGAAGCGTGGATCGAGGACGCGCGTGCGTGGTTGCGTGCGGGCGGCATTCAGAACATTCCGGTTGTGGTGAGCGACGGCGGAACGGGCGTGCAATCGTTCACGCAGGGTTTTCTCTATTCCACCGGGGCGAGTAATGGCACTGCTCCGCTAACCACCCAACCTGCCACGTCAAGTGCAACACAAGGCCTCGGTTTTGCGCCTGTTCTGACTGGTGTGAGTGGTGGATCAACGGTTGAAATGCTCGGCGTGGGCGGCGGGCAACTTCAGGCAGGAACGACCTCGCTTCAGCGGTTGATTGGTACCCATGCGGTTCTGCCGACGATCACGGCAGGAACAATCACCGATGTTGTTGCCCTCCAAGCGGAGTTACCGACCGTTGGGACAAATCGTATTGCTGCGATTCTTGGCGGACCAGTGCGTATCGGGAACACAACCGCTCCTGCCGCCGGGAACACGCTCGATGTTGCCGGGACGGTGCATGCGACGGGCGCGGTGACGTTTGACGCGAACCTTCTCGTCAGCGGCAGGGCCAGCATTGGCGCGGCGATTCCGTCAAACACCATCGCCAATGTCGGCGGGACAATGGCGTCAGCTACACCCGTCGGTCTTCAAGTCTTGCCGACGCTCACCCCAAACGCAAGTGGCAATAGTTACGGCATGTATGTCTCACCGAATATTGACACGACCACGGCAGCGGTGCCGATCGCATATGGTGTCTTTGTCAGCGGTCCCGCGAAAACGGCGGGGACCAATGCCGTGACGAATGCCGTTGGCATCTATGCCGATTT